AGTTTCACACCTGATTCCAACATAGTCTTGACAAGTTGACCCATTGGTGTTGGTAAAATTTTCATTTTACCGTATCCATTTGGACCGTCCATCCACATTTCAGTAATCATATGTGATACACGATCCAAATTAATTTTTAAATCATCTGGGTGGTCCACTTCACCTAACACAGAGTACCCAGAACTGATCTGGTCATTCAGTGTTTTGGTCGCTTTCGCAATCTCCTGCACTGGATAGATCCTCTGATTCGCGTTCTTGATCCCACCTTGAATACAGATGCCTTTCATGTACAAATCTTTGCCGTCTTTTCCCTCGTGCAAAACCTGTACCCTGGCCTGATCAAACGTCAGATTCTCTCTAAGGTATAGTGATGTCATCCGATGACCTCCGTTAAATCAACAATTACTTAGAAGCAACTGGTGATTTTGCTGATTTGTCTGAACCGTCAGCAGTAGCAGGTTTTACTTCTTTTTTCATTGAAGTAGATTTTGCTTTTCCGCCTGTGTTCTCGAACTCACCCATTTTCTGTGCAGTTGGAGCCGGTCTTCCTTTTTCTTCTGCTCCGCCTTTAGCGATGTTTGCACCACCTTGGCCCATTTTGGTTCCTGCGTCCGCTACTGGTGATTTCGCTGACTTGTCTGAATGGTCGGCTTTGTCTGCGTTGACTGGATTTTTGTATTCTTTTACAGTTTCCTTCGCTTCTGCATCTTTGCTTTCCATTTCAACTTCTGGAGTTGCTTCTACAGTCTCGTCTTTGTGGTCGTCCATGTCATGGTCGCCGTCGCCGTCTTTGTCTGTAGATGACATCATTTTCTCGAATTCTGCTTTTAATTCATCTAAAGCGTCTTCCAAGTCAACAACTCTGTCTTCCATGTCTTCTTCACCTTTGTCAGCATCAGCGTCCATGTCAGCCGCCATGTCGTCAGCCGCTTTTTCGCCTTCGCCTTCTTCTTCAGAAGAAATGTCTTTAACCAATTCGTCAGTTGCGTCACCGCCTACTTCTTCGATTGATTCTTCTTCAGTTGTTTCTGATTCTGTTGCTTCGTCTTCTAACTCAACAACTTCGTCTACTTGCTCGTCTGCTTTAGACTCTTCAGAAGTTTCTTCAACTTTGTCCTCTGCTTTTTCTTCAGTAGTTTCTTCTACTTTTTCTTCTGCAGATTCAGTTTCTTTTACTTCTTCATCTTTCGATTCCGCAGTAGTTGTTTCTTCTGCTAAACCTTCATAGATGTCTCTAGACTTTTCTACAACGATTTCGTGAAATAAAGACTCTGCTTTATCTTGTTCTTCGTTGATAAGAAGTTCTAGTAATTGCTCAAATTTATTAGTCATTACACGTGCTCCTTTTTATGCGATTTGTACTTATAAGCGTTAGTATTTACGATAAATTGACAAAAACGGCGGTATAAATGGTGCAAAAACAGTAATTTTATGCAATTTTCAATGTGATATCGAATCTAGATAGGAATTGTTCGGTTGTGATGTGTTTGATGTTGCCATTCCATGCAAGATCTTTGGGTTGAAACCAACCGTCTGGTATAACTCTCGTGAACTGTACGTCCTTGAAATCCTGTAAAACACGCTTGGTCTGGTTCATCCAGTTGCCATAGAACGTGGCTTCGTCCTGACTGCGTTTGTAATTGCGTGTATCTTTGAAAACATTGTTGAATTTGAATCTATTTTCCTTGCCGTTCTGTTGATGTCCTTGATAATCGAAACCCAATATGTAAATTTCCTTGTTTCCATGATCGCATGCCATTCTCAGTGCTGTGGGACCGCTAGACCAACCCAGGCTAGGCTTGAACCATTGCACATGATCCAGTATTTTTTGATTTTTATTGTACTGTGCATTGAAATTTGACCACACTTTATTATTAATCATGTAATCACCTTCTGCTATTTCCAGTATCATTTTGGGATCAACTGCTACTAAAAAGTCCGGTTGCTCGGTTCTGTACACGCCGTTACATGCATACACTGTGCCGTGATTTTTGAGTTCGGCAATTTTTATGCCTTTACGTGATTCACCGTTGCCTAATACGAATGCTGGGTTTGACATTATAACTGTAAGTTATCGTCAGTTGCTGGTTGTCCATACATTTTTTGGACAAATACGGCTTCCTCTTTCTGCTGTGCATCGTGTTCTTCTGATGCCAATCTCATTTGATTGATGTCGTCTAGTGTTAAACGTGTTTTTCTTGTGTCGTTTTTGTCTAAAATTGAAATATCATTGTCAGGCTCGTAGTTTTTGTCCTGTTCAAAGCCATCTGCTGTGTATGTAAAGAATTCTAAAAGTTTCATTTGTGATATTTAACCTTAAACGGCGCCTCCGCCACCTGTTCCTCCCGGTGTTGTGCCACCCCCACCCGGTGTCTGACCCGGTGTTCCTTGGCCTGTGCCCTCCGGTGATGGTGCTTCTGGGTCTGCTGTCGGCTCCTCGAACTGGTCTAGGTCACTGGCAATGCCTGCCTGTGTAACACCTGCACCACGTAATTGGTTTGCTTTTGTTTTCTTGCCTTGAGGCACGTTGTTTTCTTCTGCCCATAGTTCTGCATTCCTTGCCATTTCCTCTTCACTCAATCCTAGGAAACGTTTCAGAGCAAATCTTTTTGACATGTAAGGTAATTCTGATATTTGTACAAACGATTGTATTCTTGCTTGGTCCATTTCTGTCTGTCTGTACTGTGCAAAGTTCTGTGGTGGATTCAATTTCAGTTCAAACATGCCGTTGTCGATGTTGTAACCTTTGGATTTTACCCAAAGTTTGAATTCTTCATCAAATGTTGGATTCAACATGCTTTGTAATCTAGCACAATACTTGTTGAATCTTAGTTCCTGGATGTATGCTGTTCCCACCCTGCCATCATTGTACTGCTGTTGCGAGTCATCCGGTCCTGTTGGCAAGTAAGAACTTGGTATTCTCAGACCCCTAAACAATTTATTTGTGAAGAATTTAAGGTCATCTATCTCGCCTAGGTTGGTTCCGCCCGGTAGTGTGTCCACTTTAGATCCTCTTCCTTCTGCCGTCTGTGGAAAGAAGTAGTCCTCGTTGATACTCATTGGATTGTAAGTTGCATCGATGTAATTTACACCACCTGATGTGCTTGGAATTCTTCTTTGATTGATCTCGTTTTTAACTCTTTCAACGAACTGCATCGCCAAGTGTGTTGGCATGTTACCCACGTCAATATAGAACACCCTTCTTTCAGGTGCTCTCTGAACCCTGTAAATTATGATCGCGTCCTCTAATAATTCTTTCTGCTTGTAAACTTTGAAAACTTGTTCCAGTACCGATTGTCCGAATGGGAATAGGTTGTCCATTCCATCACTCATGCTCATGTGTACAACATGTTCTGCATTGATGTTGTAGGCGTTCATGGTCTTGTAGAATCTACCGCCCTGTCCGCCGGCAAATCCAGACATGTTTGATCCTTGGCCTGCTCCGGCATAATTTGAGCCGTATGCGGCTGTGCCACCGCCTGTGGTTCCACCGCCACCGTATGTTTGGTTTGGTGTTATCTGTGTTGCTGATAATCTCTGTAGGTTTGGATTGATGTCTCTGATCACATATTGTTCCGGCTGTTTGCCTTCTGACTCGTTTACGATAACTCTATCAACTTTGGCATTGTCGATGTAGAGCCATTTGTAAGTTTCCGGATCTCTCACAAAGAAACAGTCTCCGTATTTCAGTGCGTTCCTGAATATTCTAAAAATTCTTTTGTTGAGTTTGTTGGCCTTGGTCCATTGTTGCAGGGCTTTCTTTAAAAGTTTTACTTCGTGTTCTGTTGTCTCGTCCTTGAACACAATGTCAAACGGTGTCTCGTTCTCTGTGTTCTTCTGTGTTGAGAATTCTGCCAGGATGTCCAACGCGGCATTGATCTCAGAATCCGAATCCATTTGGTCATATTGGAAGTATCTCTGGATCCTGTTTGGATGTCCTGTGTACACGTCCGGCAGATATGAACTGTAGTTCCTCTTCGCGAAGTTGGGAACTTTCTCGCCGCTTATGGGAGATAAATTTGCGTCTTTAAAATATTTTTTCCAAGCCATACTTTATTATACTAGATTTCCTTCCGCTCTTGCAAGAGTATTTTTGGTTGATTTAGTGTTCTTTTCAATCATCGCCGCAATCATATTACCCGTATTTAACGATTTATTAACTTCTTTCATGATTTCGTTCAGTTGGTTGAGTGCTGAGTTGTTGTTGGTTTGCGATACCGATTGTTCTTGGTTGTAACGTGCAGTTTCGTTCTGGTTCAACACACGTTCTCCGGCATGTACTTTCAGCATCGACGTCTTTGGTTCAAAGGTCTGTCCGATAGCACCCATTGTACCAAGATTTCTGCTTCCTCCAGAAAGGAAATCCATTAATTTTGTATCTAGATCACTGGCACGGAACGCTCCATAGGCTCCACCTAGCACGGCACCCAGTGCTGTACCAACAATCGGAATCATCGAACCTATCAATGCACCCGACGCCGCCGAAGTGGCTATGCCGGCACCCTTACCAATCATACTGTCGCTCCGGTCTGCTATCTCACCTCCCAACAATGCACCGCCTACTCCTGCACCAACACCTATCCCTTTGACCGCCATGGCAAGACCTTTACTAAACAGAGGGAATCCTCCCAATGCCATTTTGGTACCGTTGAAATT